GCCGTTCTATGAGCCCGGTCAGCGCCCCTGTGAATTCTCTCAAACTGCTCACGCAGCCGCTCGGCAGTTTCAACCGTGATCGGGTTGTCGCTTTCCATCAGCCCCGACAGCCGGCAGGCGTTGCCGAAGTACGATCCGCCGTGAGCCTCAAGGGCTTGGGCCAGGGCGATAGCGTCACGCGAGAGCGTGATGGGCAGCATTCCAGTCACGCCGTCTTGGCTCAGCCACCGCAGGTGGAAAATCTGATCCTGCCGGTAGTAAGACTCGGTGCCGTTCTGCTCGCGGTAGCAATAACGCAGCGTGCCGTCCTCCAGCTGCTTCACCGTCATGCGGCTGGGGTGCAGCGGCCAGAGCTCAGTGACAGCCCCGGCGGAACCGCTGCGGATCTCAGCGTAGGCGTTGCCGTACAGCAGGCAGTGGGCCGTCAGCATTTCGCGAAACTCAAACGACGTTTGCCAGCCGTTGGGTGCCTGCGAAAGAATCCGATACAGCGGCAGATCGCGGGCACGCTCTTTGCCGCCCTCTTGCAGACGCCGATACAGGTGTAGCGGAATCGTGGCCACGTTCTCGGCAATCAGCCGCACGCAGGCCAGCACCGCCGAGCACATCAGCGCCGTTTCAGGCGTGATGCGAACCCCGGCCGGGCCTCGAGCAGGTGACTCGCTCCACCCGTCGCCGTACGAGCCACGCAGATCAATGATGCGGTACGACTTCTCGGGCGTCTCGGCGTTGGCGATCATATCGTGTGGATGTCCCAGGTTTGTTCTGGCTTCGGTGCGGTTGCCGTCTGCCACAGGCCAACTGCTTCCACGAGTGCCACCATGCCGTCAATGCGTTCGGTGCTCTTGCTCTTGCTCAACTTAATGTCGCCGGCGTGGTTCATCTCAATGGCGACGTTATTGGCCATCCATCCGAGAAGTTGGTTATTGGCGTGCCGCAGCTTGCCTCCGAGAACCAACGTCTCCAAGAACTTGGCTGGGCTCGACATTGAGCCGAAGCCCTGCCTAAAGGCTACGATGTCATAGCCGTCTGCTTGCAGTTGCTGGGCGACGTGTTGGGCATTCCAGGGATCAATTCCCATCTGCCGAATCACGAAACGCTTGCTGATTTCGTTGATGTCTCTCCGCACGGTGTCGTAGTCGGTGGCATTGCCGTCCGTGAGCCGTAGCAGCGGCCCGTACTCGTTGCGTTCTTTGGCCCAGTCCAGATAGGGCACCTTATCCCGGTGTGCCCGGCCTTGGGCGTTCTCGGAAGCAGCCCAAAAGAATGGCAGCACGTCAAAGGTGCCATCATCGTCAGGAAAGAGATACACGGCGCAGGTCAGGTCCGTGGTGCTCGACAAGTCCAGTCCAACGTACGCCTGGCGGCCGTCGAGTGGTCGCAACTCGCCGCCGCACGCAGCCCACTTGTCGGGCAGAATCCATCGCACGTCTGACGCCGTGGCCACGTCAAGCCGATATCTCAAGAAAGAATTGAGTTTTGAAGGACTGTTCTTGGCTTCTAGTGCGTCTGCCGCAAATGACTCCAGCGTGATGGTGTGCCCCAGCGACGGGTTAGCCTTGTGCCACGTCGCCTCTGCAAAAGGGTCATCGGCTTCGTCGGCCTTGAACACACAGCCGAAGAAGGCCGGGTCTAGCTTTGGGTCTGCCTTGCACCGCTCGGCATACGTTCGCTGTTCCCACCACAGAGCCTTGCGGTCCAACTCCCCGGCCGTGGTGATGGACAGCAGCAGCGGCTGCCGGCGGGAAGCACCGCCGTACCTGAGCGCGTCCCACAGGCGGCGATCGCGTTGGGCGTGGAGCTCGTCAAAGAGCAGGGCGTGAATGTTCAGCCCTTCAGCCCGAAACGCATCGGCACTCAGCACCCGGTAAAACGAGTTGCTGGCCCGGTGAATGATCGTCTTCCGCGAGTCCACCACCTCAAGCACCTTGGACAGGGCAGGCGAAGCCCGCACCATCGCTGCGGCCTCCCTGTAGATGATGCCAGCGGATTCTCGGTCAGTGCATGCCCCGTAGACTTCGGCCCCTGGCTCCTCGTCGGCCAATAGCATGTACAGGGCGATGCCAGCAAGCAGCGTGCTCTTTCCGTTCTTCTTCGGCACCTCAATGTAGGCCACTCGGCGCTGCCGCATGCCATCGGGTTTCAGCCTGCCGAAGAGCTCGCGGAAAATGTCGTGCTGCCACGGCAGTAGCGTGAATCGCTCGCCTGCGTGCTGTCCTTTTGAGTGACGCAGCACACCCTCAAAGAACCGCACCACTCGTCGGTACTTAGCCTCGCCAGCCGGCGAAAGACTAGGCACCTTCTGAGGCAAAGAACGCTTCAAGATCGTCTTTGGGCGTTTCGGCTTTCGTCCCAAGTCGCACCCTGCTGCTCGGTGTCAGCCCAAAGTCACCCATCAGACTGGCCTGCAACACGACGAGCCCGCGATACAGACTGCCGGCGGGATTCGGTTTTACGCCACCGAGATCCGTTTTGATTGTTGGGCCGCTGGCCCTGAGCTCAAGCAGGCAGGCTTGAGCAGCTGCGTGGACTTCGCACAGCGTGGCCAACGCTTCGCCGTCGCCCGTGGTCAGCACTCCCATACTGGCAAGGATGTCAACGAGTTCGTGCCACTTGGCCACCGCAATCGGCTCAACGGCCAGGCGTTCCGGCATCGGCGGCGTGCCGGGCGGCGCGGACGGTTCGCGTTTGGCCGGGCCGCGTTGGGTGCCTTCCAGAATCTTGATGGCGGTTGGTTTCGGTTTTCGGCCCATTGCGATTGGCTTTCAAAAACGGTGTCAGATTTCTGCGGCGCGCACGCATGAGGAAACCACGGGGTTTTATAGGGGGCTCACCCCATACTTTCGACCCGCCCCCGGTCGCCGCGTTCTCGTAGCGTCTTGCGTGCGTGGCACGCGATACAAAGGCATTGCCCGTTGCCTACGTCGTACCGATCACCGCCTTGGTTAATGGGCGTTACGTGGTCAGCCTGGGCCTCCTTGGGCCCACCGCAAACACGACCACAATCCCTGCACGTCCAGGCGTCTCGCGTGAGAACAGCCTGACGCCACGCCCTGTGGGCTTTATCGCAGTACCCACGGGCTGCCGCGTTTGGCCTGTTGGACTCGTCACGCTTTCGGCGTGCGACCAACCGCAGCGGCCTGTGGATTGGAATACGGTTTGGCACTTAGGACTTCATCACGACCGATACGGTGGCCGTGGCGTTGGTGCTGGCTGCCACCAGCTTGACGTACGGGAACGCATAGGACGCATCAGGCAGAGCGTACGCCGTGCGATTTACGGTGCTCGGGGCCAAGGTAATAGCCGCGACTGAACCACTGGAGTCGTACAACTGGCAGAACGAGCCGGTATCCGTGTCATTGCCCCACACGTTAATAGTGGCCGCGTTGGTGGTGATGGTGGGCAGCTGAACAATGGCACCCGCCATATCTTCCATGCGCAACGTCGTGCAGGTGCTCGTGGCCGTCGTGACGGTGGCCGTGACTACCCGGAAGTTCCGCTTGATTTTCACCTGGCTCATGATCGCTCCTCAGTGTGTGGCTCGGGTCGTGCCCGAATCGTGGCCTCTGCCGTTACTGTACGGGAATCTGCTGCAACTCTTGCAGTTCACTAGCTCACAGGGCTAGGGGACTCCTCTGGCACCAGTTGCGGCACGGCGTCGGTGGCAAACTCAAGGTCAGCCAGCGGCACCACTTCCACACTGGCGAAGTTCGTCGCGTCCAGGCGTGCGAAGCCCGCCGCGTAGATGCCGACTTCTGCGAGGCACTGCGGCAGGATATCGGCAACGTGGCACCAGCGACCATCGGCCAGAGCGGCAGGGTACACGGTGCAGCGAGGGTCGCCGTACCAAGCGTGAAAGTTCAGCATCTCCTGAGCCAGCGGCGTGTCGAACACAATCGCCAGCGTCTGGAGCGTGGCCGTGTCTGGCAGCGGCTGCAATAGGAACTCTAAGAGGGTCATACTCGCCCCATTGCGGATTGGAAGGCTTGCATGGCGGTGTTGTAGGCAGTCACCTGAGCGGCTGTCATGCCAGCACCGATGCTGTATGCGGCCATTCGACCGTTGTAATATTCGGTCGGCCCGTTACGGGCGAAGACGAAGAAGGGACTCGCGCCAGTAGTTTCGGCAGTGTTAACTTCGCTTGTGCCGATAGACACAGCATCGTCGTACAGGGTCAGGAGCGTCGTACTTGTACGGCTTGCCAGAATCAATCCGCCGTTTGTGTTGGTACGGTTATTCGCAAACGCGCTGTTTGCCTTGCCAAGTTCAGTCTGTATTCCGTAGTTGGGTGCAGTGGAGCCAAACAACTGAAGGAACAGGCGATAGCGATCCGTCACGCCGTTAAACAGCACGCCGAGTAGAGTTCTTGCCGACGCAATATCCTGCGTGCCAGTGATGAACGACGATAGGTGGCAGTTTGCAGCGCCGGGAAGTTGATCGACGTTGAATCCAGTGTTCAGGTACTTCGTCGTCCCATTCCCCGTCAGCCCGCCCGTCGCCCCCGTCTCCGCGTAGTCGGTGCCGACGCCGACGAAGGCGTTGTTGGTGTCGGTGGCGTTGCCATACTGCGTCCCGCCGAGCGACGGCCCCCGATAGAGCGGCACCAGTGCGGCGTTGAGGTTTGAGCCGCAGAACAGGTTGAGACGGTAGAAGTGGTCGCGGATGCCAGCCGATGCGATAGCCGAACAGAACTTTGACACGGCCGCAAGGCTGGTTCCAACCGTGCCGCCGTTAGCAACAACTCTCGCAGCCCAACTAGCAGCATCTGGGTGCAGCGTCGAGCGCGGCCGCAGTAGTCTCGGGCTCATCGCCATGGCTTAGTTCTCCTGCTGTTCCGTTGCTCGAGGCTGTAGGGCATACAGCAACCGCGTCTGCTCGCTCACTGCCTTGCTGATCTCACGCTGCGTCTCGCTCAGGCTCTTCACGAATGCCCTGTGCTCCTCGACAAGAGGTAGCAAAACATCGGCGCGAAGCACCCAGCCGCAAGCAATGGCTACCAAAGTGGGAAATCCCCACCGCTCAATGATCCCGTACAGAGTCTCTTTCGCTTGGTCGGTCACTGCATGGCCTCCAGCATCTCGCCACGATTATCCAGCCACCGCTGCACGATTTTCTTGACGATCTCGCTGATGATGGCCGCCAAGATGATGCTGGCGAGAAACCCCATGCCGTACTCACGCTCCTGGCGTTCGAGCCTGCGGGCGAAATGCTTGGCGACGATTTGCGTCTGCCCAGCATCGCACTGATACAGCACCGGAATGGGCCACTCCCTCAAGGCTCGCTCGATAATGCGGCCAACACGCTCGCGGCCTAGCAGATGCTTACGCATCGGCAGCGAGTCCCACACGTCGGCAACGAGTTCGTCGCGCGTCATTTCTTGCCCGTTCCTTTGCAGACAGGGCAAGGCAGGGCAATACGGCCGTCGCCAATGGTGCCCGTGCCATCGCAGTTGTCACACTTGTCGCTGGCCGGAGTCGGGGCGATCTCGTGCCGCAGCTGCACCACCATGCGGGCTGTCTCGCAGGCCATGTCAGCGGATACGCCGTGGTCATCGGGCAGCGTGGCCACGCATCCAATCAGCACGACAACGAGGCAGATAAGAAATCTCATAGCACACCTCGCAGCCAGTTGTCAGGCATCGCCGTTGGCTTGAACCCGCTGTACCCGGCGTAAACGTAGGAATCACGTCCGCCAAGCATCCTGTCCACCACGTCGGCGTCCACCCAGAAAGAACACTTGCGGACGGCATCCGGCATCGTCTCGGGGAAGTGCTTTCCCACCGTGTTTGAGTCGCCCCACGAGTTGGCACAGAGCAGGCCGGGCCGCTTGCCGCCCCTCAAACCGATCAGGCACATACAGTGCCACCACGTGCCACCAGCACGGCAGAAGCCGTCGGCGTCACGGCTCATCGAGAAACCCTGCCCCGAGCACACCACGACGGGGTAGCCATTACTGATCGCCTTGGCGGCCTCGGCAAACGACGTGGCTAGCGTCGTCTCGCTGCACCGTCGCTCCTTGGCGAACGGCTCGAGCGTGTCGGGCACGCCGTTGCGGCCCCAGTCACGTTCCCGCTGACTGCTGTGCTTGTCGAACACAGTGCCGCCGTAGTCCACGCCGTAGTGCAGGGCACCATAGTCGCGGATGCTCTTGGCTGCGTGGAATCCCGTGCTGCCGTCGCCGCCCGTGTTTGTCTTCTGCCCGCGAGCCTCAACCCGGCTGAACCCGTACAGGCTCGCCTCGATCGTGCGGCCGTTCCACGCTTCAGGCTCTTTCCGCCAATGGATGTCACAGGCTGCGAGCACGTCCACGGCCAGGCTTGCGCCCCAGCCAACGCACGAGCCCACATTGCCCTGCGAGCCTCGACGCCAGGACGGCATGCACTGAAGCAGGGCTGGGTACAGCATCACGTCTTGGTCGGCGGCCTTGAGATCAGGCCCGGCTGATGCGAGCGTTGGGTGTGGCAGCGTTGCCACGAACGCCTCAGAGCCTTCCGGGTCGGGCACATAGCCCATGCCGTGCTCGGTCATGCGTCAGCCTCCGTTGACGCCGGCCCACGCCACAGCCTTGGCAAAGGCTGCGTAACGGCTTCGCACGTCAGCCGTGACCGAAACCACGTCCACGCCAATAGCCTGCCCGTAGGCGGCCTCCACGGCCTCCCTGAGCCCTGCCACTGAGCCGGGCGCGTGCTGGCCGATGCGCCGCCATGCGATTTCAATGGCCAGCGTGGTAAACATCCGCAGCGAGCGAGTATCGGTGAAAACCACTTCGGTGGTTACGGCATCGCCGGCCACGACGGTGGCGGCCTTGCTCCAGGTCTGAGCCCACAACATCCGGTCGCCCATTGGCAACGCCTTGAGGGACTCGGCCACGGGCTTCACCAGCTGCTGCATCTCCACGCTCGGAGTCTCCACGTCCACAGTGACGGCAGGAGCCGCCGGAAGTCTGGGCATCGGGATCTGGCCCCATGCCGCCGCAAGAATCAGCAACGCGGCTGCGATCCTGCTGAGAGCGGAGCGCTCGGCGTAGCAGGCTTCGGCGGCCTGAGAGAGCCAGCCGGCGATTGTTTCCCGATACGGGGCGGCCAGCAAAGCAACCGCCGCCACCACGGCTGCAAGGCGTATGACTGAATCATCGCTCAACGGACAGCCTCCACTTGCAGCAGGCACCACCGGACCAAGGCTTCGCCTTGCTTAGTCTTCAGCAAGTCGCCAAGCAGACGCACCAGCTGGTCATCGGCCTGGGCGTTGGTCTTGGACGCAAGCCACTCCGAAGCCTCGCTGACGATGATGCTTCGCTTGTACGGGTCTGCCTCGTTGATGAACCGCTGGCCGTAGCCAATGAGCGGCGACCAAGCCTGCAGCAGGGCGAGTTGCTGCCATATCGTGAGTTTCGATCCGTACTG